GTGCGTCAGGTTACAGGCGACATTCGGCAGCTAAACCCTGCCTTAAACATTATCCCGTCTGACAGCGCAGCATCCCCAGAGGTTGCCGAGGTCATGGAAGGGCTAACACGTCATATTGAATACCGCAGCGATGCAAGCACAGTTTACGAAGGTGCAGCGGAAAGCGCGGCGCAATGTGGCATGGGCTTCTTTCGTGTTCTGACTGAGTACGAAAGCGACGATAGTTTCAATCAGGAATTATTGATTGAAGCCATCGACAACCCTTTCTCGGTCTACTTTGATCCAGAGGCGCGCAAGACAACCCGCGAAGATGCCAATTACTGCATTATCACGGATCAAATGAAAACCGATGACTTTGAGAAAGCCTATCCCGACGCGGCCAAGGTAGACGCGCACTTTGACGGCGAAACAGACGGGCTAGAGCATTGGTATTCAGAGGGCAGCGTTGTTGTTGCCGAGTATTTCTGGAAAGAGCCGGTTAAGAAAACTATAGGACTGCTGCGCGACGGATCAACCATTGAAGATCCGCAAGCGTTCCATGACGTTGTGAAGAAGCGCACGGTTGATACGCATAAGGTCATGTGGGCCAAGATTAGCGGCAATGATGTGTTAGAAAAGCCCCGCGAATATCCTTGCAAGTACATCCCTGTCATTGCCGTCTTGGGTGAGGAAATGCATATCGGAGAGCGGCGCGTTAGAACGTCGGTTATCAGGTTCGCAAAAGACCCCGCGCAGCTTTACAACTACTATTCAAGCGCGCAGGCTGAAATGATCGCGCTGCAGCCTAAGACGCCTTACATTATGACCACAAAGCAAGTCGCGGGCTATGAGGCTGATTGGCAGAACGCCAACGATAGCAACGAAGCCTATCTGCTTTACAACCCCGACGAAAAGGCTCCAGGTGTTCCGCAGCGTTCTATGCCGCCAATCGGCTCACAGGCGCTTGCACAAGAGGCCATGAAGGCCATCGAGGACATGAAGGCTACAACAGGTATCTTTGACGCTGGTTTAGGGCAGAAGTCCAACGAGCAATCCGGCGTTGCTATTCGTCAGCGGCAAATGGAAAGCGATATTTCCACGTCCATCTATACCGACAACCTTGCCAAGGCGATTGCAGCTTGCGGGCGCATCTTGATTGATATGATCCCCAAGATTTACGACACGCAGCGCATTGTTCGCATTATCGGTACGGACGAAGCCGAAAGCATGGTCGAAGTGAACGGTATGGGCTTTAACCCAATGCAGGGCGCTTACCCTGTGAACCCGCTTTCAGACGGCACATACGATGTGCGCGTGAATGTAGGGCCTAACTATTCAACACGCCGCCAAGAGACCGCCGAAAGCATGATGCAGTTCGTGCAGGCATTCCCTGCCGCTGGTCAGGTTGCTGGTGATCTTATTGTGAAGGCGATGGACTGGCCCGATGCTGAAAAGCTGGCAGAGCGGTTAGAGAAGATCCTACCGCCGGGCATGATTGAGCAGCAGGAAGACGACCCGCAAGCACAGCAGCAACAGATGCAGCAGCAAATGCAGCAACAGATGCAGCAGCAAATGCAGCAGCAAATGCAGCAAGCGGAAATGCGCAAGCATGAGGCCGAAGCCGTAGAGGCAGAAGCCCAAGCGCAGGCCGCACAATTTAAAGCGCAGGAGGCACAATTCAAGATGCTCCTAGCGCAACAGAATATCGCACAGCCTCAATTGGTTGGGCCATATCAACAGGGCTAAGCCCCCAACCAAGGAACAAACAAATGACCGACCAACAGACCCTTGCCCCCGTGGCGAGTGATGAAGTCGTGCCAACTGAGGCCGTAAAGGCCACGGCACCGGAAGCGGTGAACAGCACACAAGGGCAGGAACACCAGCCCGCCGAGGAACAAACACCGGAAGACGCGCAAGCCGACGCCGATGCGAAAGCCGAGGAACAGAAGTCAAAATCAGCAGATCGGCGTGAACGTCGCAAAGCAGAGCAGGAGCGCTTGCGCACCAGTGAAGCCGATGCGGTAAAGCGCGCCACGGATGCCGAGGCAGCACTAGAGGCGGCTAAGATAGCGGCCCAAAACCTGCCACGTCCTAAGCAGGCTGATTACCCCGACTTTGACGAATATCAAGCGGCCTTGTCTGCGTTTAAAATGACGCAGGCTTTCGATGACCGCGAAATGCAGAGACTAGAAGCCCAAGCAAAGGCCCACTTTGCCGAAGTTGACCAGGTTAAGGCGCAAAAGGGACAAGAGGCGGCACAAAGCTGGACTGCCCAAGTTGCTGAAGCGCGCGATAAATATTCGGACTTTGAAGCCGTTGCCTTGAGTGATTCAAACATCATCACAAGCGGAATGGCCGACGTAATACTGCAGACCGATGTCGCTGCGGATATTACCTATTTTCTGGGCCAAAACCCCCAGATTGGTGCCGAGATTGCAAAACTTGACATGATCAACATGGCGAGGGCGATTGGCCGACTTGAGGCGCAAGTCTCAGCCCCGAAGCCCAAAACAGCAACCGATGCCCCCCGCGCCTATCGCTCCGATACGCGGCAAGGCTACTGCAACCAAATCACCTGAAAATATGTCGATGTCTGAATACAAGGCATATCGCGCAGGTAAGTCATAAGGACTTAAACAATGGCTAACACCGTTATCACGCCAAGCATCATCGCCAAAGAGGCATTGATGCAACTCGAAAACAACTTGGTTTTGGCGAACCAAGTACACCGCGAATACCGCAAGGAATTTGACGGCTCCACAGGCTCCACGGTTTCAATCCGTAAGCCAGTGAAGTTCACGACTTCCAACGGCGCGACCCGCGTAAACCAAGACGTCGAAGAAAAAACAACCTCCATCTCCGTCGATCAGCGTAAGCATGTGTCTTGGAAGTTCTCCACCCAAGACCTGACGCTTTCCATTGAGGACTATTCAGAGCGGTACATTAAGCCCGCGATGATTACCCTTGCAAACACCGTCGATAAGAGCCTGTTCGGCTTGTATTCGAACGTATGGAACAGCGTCGGCACGCCTGGCACGACACCAGCCAACTTTGCAGCCCTTGCGGCATCTGCGCAGCGTTTGGATGAAATGGCCGTCGGCATGGATAACCGCTGCATGACGCTTACACCGGCTGCAGGCTATGCGATTGCTGGCAACCAGTTGACGCTGGAAGCAATGGGCGACAAGAGTAAAACTGCGTACCAAGAAGCGATGATTGGCAAGATTGCCAAGTTTTCGACCTTCTCGACGCAGAACGTGGTAAACCACACAGTCGGCGTTGCGACAGGCACTCCGCTTGTTAATGGCGCGGCGCAAAACGTGACATATGCTGCCTCTGGCGGTCTACCGTCGCAGACGCTTGTCACTGACGGCTGGACCAACTCGACAACCGGCATTGTCAAAGCTGGCGACGTGTTCACCCTTGCCGGTGTGTTTGCGGTCAACCCTGTGCCGGGCGAAGGCGCGACAGGCAAAACCGTCATGCCATATCTGCAGCAGTTCACCGTTATTGCAGACGCCAACTCCGGCGCATCCACTGGTCCCGCAACACTGACAATCAGCCCTGCAATCATCGTAAGCGGTCCTTACCAGACTGTTAGCGCTGCTCCTGCGGATAACGCTGCAATCACTGTCTTCGGTACTGGTGGCGCGATCTACCCGCAAAACTTGGGCTTCCAAAAGAACGCCTTTGCGCTTGTGACTGTGCCGCTGGAAATGCCGGACAGCGCAGGCTGGAAAGCACGCGAAAGCCACAACGGTTTGTCTATGCGTGTCGTCAAAGACTACGACATCGCAGAGGACGAGGAAATCATCCGCCTCGATATCTGTATGGCGTCAGGCGATCTATCCTGAGTTGGCTTCACGCCTCTGGGGTAATTCTACGCGGCGGGCTTCATTGTCCCGCCGCACTTATTTGGAGTGCAAGTATGACGCTAACGCTAAACATTGTGACCCGCGCATACCGCAAGCTAGGCATTGGCGCCGAGGGCGAGGCCCTTAACGCTGACGCGCTTTCAGATGGCATCACAGCACTTAATTCAATGATGCACGCATGGAAATTGCGCGGCGTTAACCTGACACATGCGGACCTTGAGGCAAGCGACGCTTTTAGCCTCGGTCCTGAGTTCGAAGAAGGCACCATTTATCTATTGGCTAGCCGTCTTTCACCTGATTATGAAACCCCCGCAATGTTCGACGCCGATGATTGGTTTCGCGGCATTCAAGCTGCTTATGCAGTTGCGCGCGTCGTTGTTATGCCTTCCGGCCTACTGCGCACCCCAACGGGTCGGCGCTACACAGGCATTAATAGCTAATGGCTGGTTTCCAACTTGTTCCGCAGTCTGAACAGGACAGCGACAACCGGTCATTGAACACGGCGCGGATGCTGAATTGCTATCTTGAGCCTGTTGGTCAGGACATGACAATCAAGTCCGTTCTGGGCATGACGGCGTTTGCCACGGTCGAGGGTGTATTCACTCGCGCGGTCGCGGAGATTGAAGGCCGCATTTACGTTGTGCGCGGCGGTGGTCTTTACCAGATCATTGCTGACGGCACGGTGACAAGGCGCGGCGATGTAGACGACAGCCCCGAAACAAGCATCAGCAGCAACACAGGCTCGGTTACAGTCACGGCAGGCGGCAAATACTACACATGGGACGGCACGACGCTATCACAGCCCACAGCGGGCGCGTTTAGTGCCTTTGGGTCCGTGTCCTACATCGGCGGCTTAACCGTCCTGACAGAATTAAACGGCAATCGCCTGCAATGGTCAGACGTGCGCGACCCTTCGACACTGGACGGCCTGTCATTCAACCGCGCTGCGGCATTCGATGACGACATTCTGCGCGGTATGGCAATCGGCGGTTCGTTCTTTGTG